TAACGCGGACGATATTCGTTCCATCGCTTCTGACGATGGCGTGCTTGACGGTGGCGACTGTGATGCCGGTTCCGCTGGCGCCGATGAATCGCAGGCTCTGGCCGGTGCCGTTGTAGACCGTCCATTGCTTCTTGCCGACCAACGGCACAACGATGTCGCGTGTTGCGGTCAGGGTGCCGGTAAAAGTCAATGTGGCGTTTGAAGCTTCGGCCTGCGTCAGTGTCGTGTTGGCATCGCTCAGCGCCTTGGCCAACGTGCCATTGGTCGCCAGTGCCAGCGTGCGCTGGTCGGTGTAGCTGGTGATCGATGCCGCGCCGGTAACGACGGTATAGAGCGGAAGGTAGCCAGCCGTGAATCCTGTGGTGTTATGCGAAACGGCGCCGGTATCCGGGTGCGCCTCGATATAGCTCGTGGTCGACGGGCTGAGTGTCCGCGTGCCGTTGGCTATCGTCGTGACGACGCCTGCGACTAATACCTTTCCGCCGTAGTATCCCCAGGTTGTGCCCGAGGTTGTCGAGGCGCGGCGACCGTAGGTGGTTGCCGGCGATGCCGCATCCATCAGGGCGTTAAGCTGAACCTCTTTCGAGTATGAAACGGCTGTTACAGGGTCGAGATTGGTTGTCGAATCTGCCATGAATTTTCCTTAGAACGTGATCGACCCTGAAGCGGTCCATGTGTATATCCGGTAGCCGCCGGTCACGGTGATTGTCGGGGCGCCGGTCGTGTAAGTCGCTGCGGCGTAGGAGTCCGGATAGCGGATGATTACGACACCGGCCGCGCCGTTGCCGCCAGCCTGAGCCGTGCCGGTGTTGCCGCCACCACCGCCGCCGCCGCCGCCGCCAGTGAATGCCGATGCGGCCGAACCTGCCGTCCGCGCGCCGCCGCCGGTGTTGCCCGTACCGCCTGCGCCGCCGCCGTGGCTGGCTGTGCCGCCAGTGTCCGTGTTGTAATACTTTCCAGACCCGCCACCACCTCCGTAATTGAGCGATGTTCCGGAGATGGAAGAAGAAATACCAGCGCCGCCCGAACCTGCAACGCCGGAAGAATCTCCGGTGCCTGCTGCGCCTGCGCCGCCGCCGCCGCCTGCCGGACCCCACGTAACCGCGCCGAAGCCGCCGCTGTATCCCTGACCTGATGTTCCAGAGCCTACCGTTCCGCCGTCAGAACTACCGCCACCGGAGCCGCCTGAGTTACCGTTTGCCGACGTAACCGCGCCACGGGCACCTGCGCCGCCGCCGATGGCCGTAAGCGTGCCGAAAACGCTGTCCTGGCCGTTGTTTGTGGTAGATGATGTTCCGGCGCCGCCGTTGCCCACCGTGACGGTAATTGCCACGCCTGCCGTGACCACATAACCGCTGCCAGCCAGAATCCCGCCCGCACCGCCACCGGCACCTGCATAGCTGTTGCCGGCAGATGAATAACCGCCAGAGCCGCCACCGCCGACAACAAGGTATTCAACGGTAGGCGTTACCGAGCCATAAACGGGCAGCGTGGTCGACAACGAGAACGTGAGGTCGTAGCCGGCGCCGACGACCGACGAGACTTGCGCGGCCTTCAGGTAAATTCCTGACTGGACGGCGCCGAAGTCGGCTATCTGCTCTGCCGACGCGTATGAAAATTCCGGCGTGCTGACGTTTATCGTCCTCTTGAGCGTAGCGTATGATGAATCCCACACCTGCACGCGGTAAGCTTCGGTGGATTCGGCAAGCAGCGCATCTCGCCCGTCGACCCATTCGCCACCAATGCGCGTGCGCGGGATGAATGTCCCCGACCAGTCATTCGTCGTCGGGTGGCGTGATCCGTTTCCATAGACCGGCGAGATCGGCTTCAGGTTGACCGCGTCGTAAACAAACTCCACGTCGCTAGCCTGGTCTATCGTTCTGCCAATGGTCACTGCACGATAGGTTTTATTCGCGCCGATTGCAGAAATTGCCGTTTTCGAAAACGCCAGTTGCGACTCGACCAGCGCGATGACCAGATCGCCAGCCGCATGGGTGCCGACCGCCCATTCGGTGCCGAACCTGCCACGTAACAGCCCGCTCAAAACCCACGAATCGTCGCCCTGCAGCGTGCAATTCTTCGCCGCGATGATTTCCCACCGGCCATCGGCCCCGATTGCGAAATAGTTTGCCCCGTAAAGCACCTGCGATTCGGTCGCACTTGACATCGTGCCATTGAAAGAATGGACGGTGATCTGGTTCGATTCGTCGAAGATGTCAGTGCGGCCGGCCGGCAGCGCATATCTCGAATAGCCGACGTTAGCTGCCGGGGGAAGTTTTCCGAAAATGCTGGCCCATGTCTGACCCGCATCGTCCGAGCGCAAAACGGTCGCGCCAGGCCATCCGGCCGTATATCCGAGAACGGCAAACATGAGGCCGGGCTGATTCATCACGTCCAGTACGCAAGGAACATCCAGCGGGATCATGTCGGTCGGCCCGGCCAGGCTTATGGTCGGCGGAATTGCCAGCGATTGCTGACCGAGCGCAGCGGGCGTGTAGATTGCAGAAGAGTTGTACTTTGCCGTGCACTCAAGAATGCCGTCAGGCAAATAGTCGATAGAGGTCAGCCGCAACTCATAGCTTGCCCCGTTGGCACTTACCGTAATGACGTCGGCAGGCTCAAGATGCAAATATGTCGGCGGAAGTTTGAAGCTGATGTCGTGGCGCTCCAGCCAGTAAAGATACAGAAGAACCTCCGCCTTTCCTGCGGCTTCGTCTGGCGTCAAAACGATTGGCAAGTCGACCTGCGCCACATTGACTGTGTCGACGTTGTGGCGCTCGGCGATTCCGGTAGCGCCGGCGTCATATTCCCTGTCTGCGTCCAGGTAATTGACTTCAACGCGCCGGGGGATTTGTGAATCCATCTGCCGCGAATGTGAAATCCGGATAGCCTTCTGGCCGCTATCGGTTGCCACCAATTCGTCGGCCGTAATGCTGGCTACAGAACTTCCGCCGCGCGGCAAAAACTTTATCTTGTAGCCCGACTGAACCACGTCAAAAGGCCATGACGCCTGTAGCGGCTCAAGTGCCGACCGGATCGCCGCAATGTTCGTAACGCGGTAGCCCATGACGTCATCGGTAATTTCAGAAACGTCGATGTCGCCAGCGGAAAGCAGGCCGGAAGACAGGCATTCACTGGAAATGATTTCCGCCAGTTCAACCGGTTCCTGGTTGACGTGTGACCACGCCGCAGACAGTTTTGCAACCGATGTGTTATCGGCCCAGATATAAAAGATGCTTTTATTGACAACGGCAAGCCTGGTATTACTACTTCCCCAGGTGCCGTCGAACGTGCAACCCGTAGACGTTGCCGTTCCATTTTCCCAGCGCCAGATAATCCGGCCGCTCGACCCTGTATTCGACAGCGTATAGACGACTGAATCGCTCTCGACGCACATCGCCACCTGAGTCGGCGGAATGCTCTGCGTCCAGGTTGAATCAAGCGACAGGTCGCCGCGATTGAAACGCCATATGGTCGACGTGCCACCGGCGGCCCTGGCATGGGCAAAAATATAGTTATCCGAATACCCTATGGAAGCGCAGTCGTAATTTGCCGAGGTCTCAGCATGGACCCCTATTGCAGATAGCGCATAAATCGGCTGCGTAGAACTGTAGGCGGCATAAATCAAGTCACCCGGATAGGCAACCATGTCCGGAGGAAATGCGACGATCGTATCGGCGACCGCAGGATCGGAATGCAGCAACTCGTTCCCGAACGCATCAATCACAACCCAAATCGACGCGTCGACATGGTGCCGGAACAGCACGAAGCAATCGACATTAGACTGATGCACCTGCGGCGTCGCGTTGACGTCGAAAAGGTCTTCGGTCCATGGATCGATGGGCGAAACATTGATTACACGCGGGGTGGCCGTGTACACGGTTTCGGTTGTCTGCGCCGTCACGAATTCGCTTGACCCGTTGATACTGACGGCCAGACTGCGAACGTAGTCCGCCGTAAATCTTACGTTAAGGATGTGGGAAACGTTAGCTATATCGGCAGCAGGGATGTCTGCGACGACAGCATTGGCGCAATCCAGTGACCCCGTTATGACCTCGACCTTGACCTGTGCAGCGAGTAGCGAATTTCCATGGTCTGCCAGCGGATAATCCTTTAGCACGATATAGGCCAGGCCGCGATATGCCGGCACATTATCCACACCGAGCGTCGCCTGCAGCCGGTCGTCAGGCTGCTGGGTATCGGTTCCGAAATAGACAGAGAACGAACCGCCGGATATACCGTCTTCGGTCGGAGCGATGAACCCGGTATAGGCACCGCCGGCGATTGCCGTTGCCAGGTCAGTCGTGCCGCCGTCATAGATCAGCTTGGTGCCGATCCATATCCTGCGGATTCCGTAAATCGGCCCCTCGCAAAGCCCGATGGCACAGGTTACGGAATAGGAATAGGTCGTCGATTCGGCCCCGCCGCCACCCTTTCCCTGCGTTTCAGTGGTTGAAACCTCTTTCAGCTGGTTGTTCTCGACCCAGAACACGTTTCCCGAAAGCGCGATACTTCCGTAAACCCTTGGAATCGGCAGGCCGTAGCTCGAGGTCTGAACCCGTAGGTCGTTGAGCCTCGGCCCTTCGATCTTCGGGCCTTTCGGGGGATCGATGTAACCACCGGCCATCATGCCGATCTGAGCGCCGATGATCGGATTCCCGACGAACGATCCAATGATGCCGCCGGCAACCCCGCCGATTATTTGGCCGGCGCTACTCATGGCTCACCCCATTAAAACGATACGCGGCGACCGTCCGCGCCTTCCATACGTCCGAATAACGGTGCTCGCAGACCTTGGCGACATTCATATAAGAATGGATTATGGTTTCTCCGGCGCAGATGGCGAGGTGTTGCGGCTCGTTGTGGAACCGCATCAGGAGAATGTCTCCGGCTTTCGGCGTGCCGTTTATGCGATAAACGCACGGCTGCTTATCAAGGATTTCGATCAGCATCCCATTGTTCGGCGTGCGCCCGTATGCGGAAACGTCGAAATGTTCGACGCCAAGTTTCTTTGCGACGTAGATTACCAAGCCAGCGCAGTCGAACGCCTTGCCCGCGATTCTTCCCTGATGTCTGAATGGCGTGCCGATTTGCGCCCTCGCCAGCGTCACGATCTGCTCTGGCGTCATTTCGTTCCACCTACCGCTGCGTAAACGCTAGACGTCGGCATGTAATCGAAGGCGAATCGGTTGATAACGTTGTCCCACTTGTCGCGGCAATCGGTCAGCCGCTTGCGGCATCCTGGAATCAGCACAAAGGTATCGCCGATTTCCGGCGGGTAATAAAATGGCTCGAATGTCGTGATCGTTCCGTCGGCGGCATAAGACTTGATTTCCTGCGCCTTCAGCCCGTCATTGTTTCCTGAAGTAAAAGCGATTTTTCCACCTGCAAAATAATCCGCAGATTCTGTGCGCGAGGTGTCCCGAATGACCGAATTACTGGTGACTACACTCACCGTACCCGCCACCGTCAAAGCACCAATGTCTATCCCGCAACGTGCGTCGCCAAACGTATGCGTGCAAAGCGCGGCGTATGATCTGCCGACCGACTGATTAAGCGCGTCAATCAGCGCCATGCCTTCAACCGTGTAGCGGTCGTCTTCCAGCGTGGTTTTTCCGAAAAACCCGCAGGTCACAGGATCGTAATCTTCAACCGGATTCAGAAAATCACACTTGAAGACATGGACGCGGGCATTGTCGAAAACGCCACTGACTATCTGATCCCGGGAAATTCCTGCAATCCCGGCGATTCCTGAGAGATCGATGGCTGATGCGGCAAATTTGGTGTTGCTGGTGTAGGCGGTCGCCTCATAGCCGGAATCCGTCTTGTAAATCTCTGAATTGCTCATCGTCAGATCGAACGGATAAGTCGTCAGGCGAACCGTCGGCCCGTCGACGCACTCGATCCGAACGCACCATGCTGCGGTGCCGTAGGGCGCAACGGTCG